TTGTTAAAATTAACAACATCCGCTGTGTCATTGATGATGAGTGGCACTTTGTTTGTGTATGTTTCAGTAACTGCACTCCATTCAAAAATGCCCCAGGTGCTAACCGATGTATCCAACCAATATGACCCATTGTTTGCGGCTCCTATAGGGCGAGTCAAACTTGCTGTGAGTGCTGTTAAATCAATATCAGCACGTTGTACATAAGCACGGTTTGTGACACCTAATGCAGAGTAAGCGGCCAACAAGCCGTATTCATTGAGTTCGTACCCATTGATAGGAGTACCAGTTGTGGTGTTATAGAAGAAAGGCACGCCAAATGTGGCGGCCAAATCACGTTGGCTAGTGATCAAATATGTTTTGTTTGCATTAGCGGCAAGTGTACCGGCTGCTACAGTGACCCCGTCACTGGATACTTTGTTCTGAGCCGTGGCGACTAAAAAGTAAGGTACTGTGTTTACTGCGGAGGGGATGTACTGACTCTCGTCAATTACTGTTACCTGTACGCCTGGTGATGTTAAAGCCATGGTGGATTCCTTTTCAAGTTGTAGATATTTATAGTATTTTAATAAAAACACCAGGATTGCAAACCCTTTGGCAAAGGTCCAGCCGCTAAATACCGTATGAAGCGACCTTTGTGTAAATCTTGTGAGCAACGACCGTGTGCTGTAAACTATTACTGTGATGGTATAGCTCACTATCGTTCTAGATGTGAAAACTGTCAACGCAAGGGCAGGGGGTTAAAACGACGAGTGCCTAGATGGGAAGACGCAGGATACAAGAAAAAGATGTCGTGCGACCATTGTGGATTCAGGGCAAAATTCAGTGCCCAAATACTAGTGTATCATGTGGACGGCAAGCTGAACAATGCTGAGTTTAAGAATCTACGTTCAGTTTGTAAAAACTGTGAAATTGAACTGACCAAACTTGATGTTACTTGGCGTCGTGGGGATCTTGAACCGGATTTATAACTAGCGATTTGACCTGCTGATACAGGTCGTCCAGTGTGCTGTTGTTGTCTAGCACAGCATCAAACTTGGTTCCAACCCAGGCAGTTTCTGAGGCATGGATTCCTAGTTTTTCTAGTCGTCGCCGGCTCAGGCTCCAGGTTGAATTACCATCTGGGCCACGGTTAACACTCACAGCAGAATCATACCATGCGGGCTCAGCACCACGCACAACCCTAATTACTCTACCGCCGGCGTTTTTAATCGCTGAAATTTCATTAGGGAATCTACAATCACTAATAACCACATCATCTTGACTGCGACGCAGTTTGTTTTCTAAACTGGCAATCCAGATGTCATCGTGGAATCCGTGTCTACAAACTTCTGTACCCCAGTATTGCAGGATCCAACGCGGTGTTAATCGTGGCATGTTTAGTCGATCTGCCCACCATGGATCAATTTGTTCACGCCATTCACGAGCTTGTTTTGTTCGACCTTCCAGCATGGTTCTGTCCCACCCAAACACTTGTGCCACAGCGTCTTTAAGAGTTGAAGCAAAACTTTCTCTGCGAAAGTGATGTAAATTAACAAGATAATCAGCGGCAGTATCTTTACCAGCACCAATCAATCCGCAAATGCCAATGATCATACCAATTCCCTTACATTTAAATGTTTGAGTGTGTCTTGTAGCAGGGCTATCTGTCGTCTACAATCTTCTAGTGCGTGGTGACTGGTAGCAGGCTTGGGCAGGCCAGGCCATAATCCAAATACAGTACGACTGTCTCTCACAGCATAAAACTGCCAGGGTATGGGTTTGCCATAACTTTTGTAGGCATGCTCAAGTATGTTCATGTCATACGTGGGACCTTGGGCCCATATACGTTTGCTTTGCCAGATTATTTTGGCCAGTTCATCTAGTGCCTGGTCTAGTGGTATGCGTTCTTGTTCGTTGAATGCTTCGTCTCTGGCGGCTGCTGGTTGAGTAGCCCACCAATCAATGGTGCCTTGTTGTATGCTACGACTTTCTTGGCTTTCCAAATCTACCCTTGCATAGTAAAAACGATCATGACAGCCGTGTCCCAGTGGATCAAAACTTTGGGCCGCAATGGTTAGGATTGTGGTATCTGGACCAGTGCCTAAACCTTCTAAGTCAATCATCAAATCTGCCATGTTTGTATTATAGCAGAGTTTTTGATTTGTGTCGAGTTATATTTTACTCATTTATCCGATTACCCAAGTTAACGGTTGGCTTGCATCTACATACATTTTGAGCTCTTCAATCTTGGCATCCATCTGTGCTTGACCTTCTGCTTTCATGGCCGCACCATTGAGTGTGCCGCCACCTTGCGGTCCGGCGATAGTGCCAAATTTCTCACGAGCTTCACCAATTATCATTTTGCAAGCACCTACCATGTAGTCACGTATCCACTGACTGATTTGATAGTCACTTAACAATTGAATTTCGGGTTTGGTTTGATATGTCCAAAGCAACACAGTTTCGCCAGTGCCTTTTGGATCACGAATCAGTTGTAATTTTTTGGTTACTGGATTCCAGGTGTAGTTCATGAATCCGCCAAACATACGTGCCGCTAGTTCCACATACTGACTATAGAAGTCATATGTGGCCAGTCCACCAGCCACGTTGAAGTTCATGAGGTACACGTTGATTGACGCTTGTGCAAACGGATCAAAGTTTGACGCAAACGGGCCTGTGGCATTTCCAAATGTTCTGCGGAATATTTGTCGTACTGTTTGCACTTCTTGTGGCAAAGTGTAAATGTTCATGTCTTGAATCAGCTCCATAAAGATGTAGGCTTCTTCATAGGCGTTGTTAGCACGTTGGCGGTAAGTGCCAATTGTGCGTTGATAGGCCGCTTCGTAGTGTGCAGGGTCTAATTCAAGATCGATAATTTGATCGCCCATGGTTAATTTGCAATACTCAATGAGATTTTGCTTTAACTCGGGCAGGGTATTTTGGTCAGCCATTAGGGAACTCCGTTCCCTATATTTACCAGCTTTTCAATATCACCAAGTTCTCTGTTCCACGTCCGTTGAACGCTGTTTCCGTTGTGGTCAGGTCCTTGTAGATCTTACGTGCCGCGGGCTTGCCTGCTGTTTGCACCGATTTAACAATGTCTGCTGGCTTGCGTACAGTTCGCTGTAGACTGTCCACAGTACTAAATCCAATTATGCTGTTGCTCTTGACAGTAAATGCACCCACATGGCTGTCTGCCACAAGATGGATTAACTTGCGTTTTTTGGTGTCATACAACCAGGCTTCAGATTTGTCCACTAGGCTGGCGGCCGGCAAGCCTTGCAGTTTTAAGTCCGGGAAGGCGAGCAAGTGCTTGAACTTGGCCGCACGTTTTTCTGGAGGCACTACTTTGACCTTGCGTGGCTTGCGTTCCACTTTCTTGATCTGTACATAAGCACCACAGTCGTTGATCACAGTTTCGCAAAACTTCACAACATTACGCATTTGGATTTTGCTGAAGTTTGAGTATGCTTCAACAAGTAAGGCATCTTTGCCCCCTACTACTGCTTCAAACTCTGCAAGTTTACGTTTCCAGGTGTCAGCAATAGTTGCCACCATTTGCGGTGCTACATTTTTACCACGTATCACTGTGATTGGTTTGTAGTCTGCTGACATCTTGGCACCGTTGGTGATAAACTCATCAAACATGCCGTCAATCTCGCCGGCACATTCAGTTACTTTTTCTCTCAATCGGTCTTGTATGTTGGGTCGTACAGGTGCTGTTTCATCCACCACCGCTTCCTCTTGTTGTTTGCTTACAAGTATTTCTTTCAAGTGATTTTCTAATTTTAGCAATTCAGAGTCATGGAGTTCTAGTCCCACCATGCTCATTCTGCACAACCAACCGGTGGTTAGTCGTATTGCACTATCCGGAATCCCACGCAAGGTGCGTACATCTGCCTTGCGGTCATGTGCTTCTAAATAGTTTACAATCATGTCCCTGGCATCTTTTTTGCCATAAAAGTAATTGTACCACGAGAACGCTTTGCTCAATCTGCTGATGCGATTTTCTGCAGGTTGTATTGTCCAAACGGGTTCGGTTCCCATGACATTGGTGTCACTGGAACGTGGGTTCAAAAGTTTTACGGGTTTGAGTGCTGTTTTCAAAGTGGGCTCCTTGCAAATTATGTGTAATTATAGCAGATCTAGATTTTTTGGTCAAGTGTTGCGTTTTGGTAAGTTTTTTACCAAATCAAATAATTTTAGTGCTCGGTTGACGTCATAATTTTTGTGCTTGTACATGTATGCTTTTTTGCGTTCAGCCACTTGCAATGCGTCCATCAGTTGCCATTTTAGTTTTAAATCTCGTGTGTTCATCAACTCGGTTTGCATATCTTTGACATCCAATGCGTACTCGACCCACTTTTCCGTGGCTTTTATCTTGTCGTACAAAACTATTGCTTTAGTACTACCTTTTGGGCTGTACTTGATTACAAAATTGTGTGCTTGCATACTCACTCCTTTGTTGAACAATGCGTATTATAACACAATTGGGAATTAAGGTCAATCTGTCCATAAATACTAGCACTATGCCCCGCCTAAGTTTATACCGCCCTAATAGAACTCGCGATTACCAGTTTCTGGATCGTACCATCTCTGAGATGTACACAGTGGGTGGAATGGACATTTTTTTGCACAAATACATGGGTCCACAAACCGGTGGCGAGGATAGTGCATTGTCCAGTAATTATGATGCTACCCAACCAATTTACGATACTCTAGATCCCTTGCACATCCAAGATTTGCTGTTGTTGGAAAACCGTGACAGAATTTACGATCAAGACGTTTACGTCATGCGTGGGGTGTACAATCACCAGGACATTGACTTTGACCTAACACAATTTGGCCTGTTCCTAAACAACGATACACTCTTTATCACATTCCACTTCAACGACATGATCGACAGTCTGGGCCGCAAGATCATGAACGGTGATGTGCTAGAAGTACCCAACCTAAAAGATTACTATCCGTTAAACAAAGGTATACCACAGCCATTGCCCAGATACTACCTAGTACAAGATGCTGACTATGCTACGGAGGGCATGAGCCAAACATGGTTGCCACACACTTGGCGTGTGAAAGCAACCCCAATGACCAACAACCAAGAGTTCAAAGACATACTCAAGAAGCCTGTTGTGTCTGAAAACATCTGGGACAATGGCAATTTCTATCCCACAGGTTGGGTCACTAATTCGGGTGATGTATATTACCAAGCCCTTAAAAATGTGCCAGCTGGTACCGATATTACCAACACTGAATATTGGGCTGTTTATACACCACCCACACAAAGCGAAGTATTTTCAACTCGCACCAAAGACAACGAAATCAACGATGCCATACTTGCACAAGCCGACGTGGAAGTTCCGCTGTCTGGTTACGATACAGAAAAGTTTTATATTGTGCCCACCCTGGTCAATGGACAACCTGCCAATCCTATATCACTCACTAACGAAAGTGGTGACACTGTGGATGGCACACAAGGTGGCATGAACGTTACTCCTAGGTCTGATGGTTATACCATAGGCTACTTGACTGGAGATGGCATACCACCAAATGGATTGCCAGTCACTACCGGTGTACAATTTCCGCTGGGTGCTGTGGCTGGAGACTACTGCTTGCGAGTGGATTACTTTCCCAATCGACTGTTCCGTTATGACAGTCATAGATGGGTTAAAATTGAGGACAAAGTGCGAACAAATCTCAACAACGGTGTACCCAACAATACTTTACGGTCGGGCTTTGTTAACAATACATACACAGTGCCCACAACGGATCTTGGTAACATACCCAGTCGCCAGAGTCTTAGCCAGATACTTAAACCACGTGCCGACAACGGAGACCAGAAAGGTTTCCAAGATCCCAATCCGCCTCCAGACACACAACCGGGACAGAAATCGAGTTAAAATATGAGTCAAAGCTTCTTCTACGATGCTCAAATCCGACGTTTCCTATTACAGTTTACCCGGATCATCAGCAACTTTCAAATTGAGTACGGTAACGAAACCGACGGTGTGAACAATGCCGCACTAATTCGTGTGCCTGTTCGATATGGTGATGCTAGTCGTAATGCACAAGTAATCATACAAGAGAACAGCCGCAACTCAATGCCAGCAAGTCCCTTGATGACTTTTTATGTGAGCAGTTTGGATTACGATCGCCCTAGGATGCAGGAACCTTATTACGTGAGCAAAATACAAGTACGCCAACGTGAATATGATACTGAAACCGATACTTACGAAACCACACAAGGAAATGCATTTAGCATCGAACGACTAATGCCGGTGCCTTATAAACTGGGCATTACCTTGGATATATGGACTTCAAATACCAATCAAAAGATGCAGTTGCTAGAACAGTTGCTGACATTGTTTAATCCCAGTTTAGAAATACAAAGCACAGACAACTACATTGACTGGACCAGCTTGAGTGTGGTTGATTTAGAATCAGTTACCTGGACATCAAGGACTGTGCCCATTGGCACAGAGAACCCTATAGACATGGCCACTATCAAATTCAGTTTACCTATTTGGATATCAGCTCCGGCCAAAGTCAAGAAACTGGGTGTGGTAGAACGTGTGATTGCCAGTATGTACGACGCACAAGGTGATTTAAGCAACGCTGTCACAGACAATGATTTGTTGCTGGGCACTAGAGTTATTGTCACACCGTGGAACTATGAAGTTGTGGTGATTGGCAATCAAATACAATGTTTACAAGATCGCACCATAGTACCTGATGGTTCAAATGAAAATTTAACTCCCACACAAATTGTGGCCAACAGCAGTTTGTTATGGCCTGCAGTGATCAGTGCTTATGGTGTGTTGCGTCCTGGTATCAGTCAAATTCGACTGGATCAAGAAGATGGCACAACTATTGTGGGCACTATTGTTATCAATCCCAATGATGATCGACTGTTGATTTATAATATTGACCAAGACACAGCACCACAAAATACTCTGGCTCCTATCACAGCCATTATTGATCCACTGGTCAGTGGTCCGGGCTATGGATTGCCTGCACCGGCTGTGGGACAAAGATATTTGTTGACCGAAGCAACTGGTAATATTATAAACACTTATCCAGCCGAAGCATGGTTAGGATCGATTGGACAGCCATTGATTGCTTCGGCTAATGATGTTATTGAATGGACTGGCACATATTGGCGAATAGTATTCAATAGTGTGTCACAGTCTGCAACTGTACAATATGTTACCAA